TTCTTTAAGAGTTTTGTACCTGATAATGCTGTTACGGTACATGAAACAGATGACAGTGTAGTTGCTGTCTTGGTTGTTGAGAAAAATGCCATGCGTAAAGATGTTAATGTAGACGTTATGTGCGCTAGGTTGTCTAAAGATTTAACTGCTTTGGCTTATGAGTTCTGCGATTCAGAAACTAGCGTATGATGTTAGATTTGTTTTTACTCCTTGTGATCATAGCAAGGAGTCTTTTGCTTTTTTGATGCGAGGTTTTAAGACGGTATCTGCTGTTGAAAAGACTCGTATTAATTTACAAGAATGTAATAGTAATTATGTTGTAGGATTTGAAATTTTCCCTGTATATGGCTAATGTATTTTCTATGTCAAATGAAAGAGTCAGAGATGTAAATAGAAATGTCTTTGACTTGAGTTTTAAGTATTCCGGTACGTTTAAGTTCGGTGCTTTGTATCCTGTTATTTGTAAAGAGGTGCTTTCCGGTGACAGTTGGAATATAGATCCGACTTTTGGTTTTGAATTCATGCCGATGGTCTTTCCGGTTCAGACTCGTATGCGTGCTCATTTACATTTCTTTTATGTTCGTCGCCGTAATCTTTGGCGAGATTATAAAGATTATTTTGGAGCTCTTAAGGAAAATCTTGATCCCCCCTATCTTGATTTTTCTACTAATTTTGATAATTTGGCTAAGACAGGTTCTTTAGGTGACTATTTCGGTTTACCTACTACTATTGTCGGAGATTATGGTAATGCGGTAGAAATGGACGGATTAGTTTTTGGTGGAACTGGTATTCAAGATATAGAACATTCTGTTGAACCCTCTTCCACTTATTATCCTAATGCGACAGCGTTGCTTAATGCTTTGCGTTCAGATGGTACAACTGGTGAGCTTTTTGATTCTTTGGTTTTAGCAGATGATTTTACTTCTTTGGTTGGTAATGGCTATAATCTTGTTTGTTTTAGTCAGGCTTCTGTTAATGGAGCTCAAAATGTTTCTGTACCTTATAAGAATTTGGTTAATGGTTTACGTTTTCGTTATTCTTTTGAAGGTGTTGGAGAACTTTCAGATGCTAAGCCTTTTTCGGATTTGAGTTTTGCCCGTGAATTTATTTACGTTGTTCGTCTTTATGTTACAAATCCTTCTACGCAGAAAATTGAGTTAAGAGATCAACAGGTTATTTCGTTTGATGATATTCAAAAATCTGTTTTTGATGGTACTTATTCTTTTACTGATCAGACTTTTGTTGTTGAGTTTAAGTATGGTTCAAGTTATATAGAATCTAATATTCCAGAGGGCAGTGATGTTGGTATAGAGATGTATGCAATTGTTTCTAATCCTAATCCTGATCGAGGTATTATTACTCCTTCTTGGTCTAATCCTCGTAAAATCGCTTTAGGTCATGGTGTTCCTGGAAGTAGTTTTTCTATGGATATTGATTGTAGTATGCAGGTTTTCTATGCAGATGCTCCTGTACGGGATATTACTCCGGAGACTTCGCCTTATTATGATTCTACTTCGCCTAATAAAGATAAACAGCTTAAAATTTCGGCTGAACCTTTTCGTGCTTATGAATCTGTTTATAACTGTTTTTATCGTGATTCTCGTAATAATCCGTTGATGATCGATGGCCAGCCTGAATATAATAAATGGATTCCTACCGATGCCGGAGGCCCCGATACTACTATTTATAAGTTGCGCTATCGGAATTGGGAACAGGATTTTTTAACTACTGCAGTTCAGTCGCCCCAGCAAGGTGTTGCTCCTCTTGTTGGTATTACTACTCGTGGTGATGTTCGTTTCATGGATCAAGAGTCGGGTAATGTTTATACAGCTAAAGCCAATGTTGGAGAAGACGGTCAGACGATCGAGAGTTATACTATTATGACACCTACTATGCCTGAGGGCAACTTGCTTGCTCTCGGTGATATGGTATCATCCGGTATTTCGATTAATGATTTTCGTAATGCTAATGCCTTACAGATATGGTTAGAGACTAATACCCGTAAAGGTATGACCTTTAAAGATTTGATAAAAGGACATTTTAATGTCGATGTTCGTTTCGATGAGTTGGATATGCCCGAGTTTATTGGTGGTGTTTCTCGTGATGTTGTTTCTTATTCCGTTACACAGACTTCGTCAGATGTAGAAGGTAGTCCGTTAGGTAGTTATGCCGGTCAGGCTTCTTGTGTTGGTGCTTCTGGTGATTCTGTTACACACTTTTGTGATGAGCCTGGATATATTATCGGTATTTTGTCTGTAGTTCCTGTACCTGCTTATAGTCAGTTATTACCTAAGCATTTTATCAAGCGTAATGTATTGGATCATTTCTCACCCGAATTCGGCCATATAGGATTTGTGCCTATTAAGTATGATGAAGTATGTCCTATTCAAGCGTTCAATGACGATCCTGATTCTTTAAATGATACGTTTGGTTATCAACGTGCCTGGTATGATTACTTGGCTTCTACCGATGAAGTTCACGGACTTTTCCGTAATCAGTTGCGTAATTATTTGATGACCCGCCAATTTGATATTAAGCCTACTTTGTCTGAGTCTTTCCTTTTGGTTGATCCGAAGCAGTTGAATGAAGTATTTGCTTCTACTACTGAAAATGGAGATAAGATACTTGGTCAAATTAATTTTGATATCAGTGTTAAGCGTCCTATCCCTCGTTTTGGTGTTCCGCGTCTTGAGTAGTCTAAATTTGGGGGAAACAATTGTTTTTCCCCCAAAAAAAAGAATCTGTACTATCTTATGATGTATGGATTCAAAAGTACTAAAATTAATAAGTGTTATAATAGCGGAGCGGTTTTAACGCTTATTGATTTTTACGTTTGAAAGCCATGCATCTACATTTGTACCGATTTTTTATTTTGGAAATCAGTCACTTACTTAAAAAAATATGATATGAAACGATTTAAAGATAATCCGCATGTTAATGCTTATGTATTTTCTACCTGTAAGGTTCGAGAAGATGAATTAAAGACCCAGCCTAATTTGTCCTATACTACTGGTGAGATGTTTGATCTTTGGAAAAGAGGAGTACCTATTAATAATGAACATGCCGCTACAAAGTTTTTTGACGGTTCTAAGGATTGTACCTTTGAGATACCTCTAACCGATCGTCGTGGTGTCGATGTAGCTGACGTTTGGCAAGCCCAGCAGGCAGCTCGATCTAAGTTTCGTTCTTATAAACCTAAAAAAGATGATTAGTTATGGACCCTTTATCTATGATTGGAAGTCTCGGAGGTTCCATTATTGGCATGATTGGTCAGAATAATGCTACACGTAAGCAGATTTCTGCACAAAAAGCCGAGAATGCTAAGACTCGTCAGTATAATTTGATGTTAGCCCGTATGCAAAATAAATGGAATCTTCAGCAGTGGCAACGAGAGAATGATTATAATTCCCCTTCTGCCCAAATGGCTCGTTTTCGTGAAGCCGGATTAAACCCCGATCTTATGTATGGTAATGGAACTGCTGGTAATTCAATGGGCTCTCCTGCCCTAACCTCTGGAGCTCCTGCTACTCCTCAAGATATGTCTCCACTTGGAGGTATGCGTAATTTTGGCGATGTTATTCAAAATACTTTGAATCAAGAAATGCAGCGTGCACAGATCGAAGCTATTAAGGCCAATACTAATAAGACTAAAGAAGAGACCACAGGTGTTATTCTTGCTAATGAGAATCTTACTTATAAGAATTTGGTTGATGCTGCTACCACAGGCCAAAAGATAGAAATGGAGAATCTTAATGTACGTCTTGCTAAGAATGCTCTTGATATTGGTGCTAAGAATTTGGAGAAGTTAGGAAAAGAGTTGACTACTTTGGATCAGACTATCGAGCAGAATAAAGAGCAATTGAAGATTTTGCAGAATGCTGTTGCTGGTGGAGCTCTTGATAATGAGTTGAAGCGTAAAGAAGTCGATAATTACATGGTTAAGTTGAACAATGAGTTATTGAATGATGAGACTATGCGTAAGTATCAGAAAGCTATGACAGCTAAGCAATGGCAGGAATTTGAGCAGGATTCTTTAAAGTTCCAAAAGGTTTTGTTAGGTCTTGATCTTGAGAATGGTTTGAAAGTTCAACAGGGTCGTATTAATGCTTTAAATATTCGTTATAAAAAAGCTGAGACTGGTATGCTTGAATTTGAATTTGATGATGCTTCTCGTAAACATCGTTTGAAGAATCAACCTGTTAATAGTGTTTCTGATTTTACCGGTTTATTCGTTGATTATATGAATTATATTTCTAATAAGATTGTAATTGATGCTCCTGATGCTGTTATTAAGTTTTTTACTAAAGGTAAATAGCGTCAGTCTCTTGATTAAATAAGGGTTCTTTTGAACCCTTTTTTTTGCAAAGCAAAAGGAGTGGACAAAGTCCACGCTCTACCCTACTTGATTATCTATGCGTAACTGACACACTTTGTGTGCACGTTGCGATTTGCCATTAAAAGTTAGCTGTGCGTTATGAGTACTATTAAATGTAAAAATCCTAAAGTGATTTTAAATCCATATTTTGAACAGTTATATAGATCATGTGATAAGATTGTTACTCCTTATAGTGAAGTAAAGATTTTTAATCGTTTATATAAAGTTCCTATTGATCGTTGGCATCCTAAAAAGAAAGGTATTACTCCGGATGAAGTCGATCGATATAATTTTGTTAATTCTGATGGTGAGTTTTTCCCTCTTTATGTTGTAGTACCTTGTGGTAAATGTTTGCTTTGTAAAGAAAAGCGTCGTTTAGAATGGTCGTTTCGTTGTCTCTGTGAAGCCAGGTATAGTAAGTCTACACCTTTGTTTATTACTTTGACTTATGCTAAAGAGCCTGAAAAAGGTTTGTCGAAGTCAGACGTACAGAAATGGTTTAAACGTTTGCGCATAACGTTGACTCGTCAAGGTTATAATTTTAATCTTCGTTACTTTATTTGTGGTGAGTATGGTAGTAAGACTAAGCGTGCCCATTATCATGCTATTTTGTATAACTTCCCCTGGTTGCCTACTTGGGATAATGTAGATCATGTGATCCGTACTACTTGGAAACATGGTTTTGTTATGGTTGCCCCTGTTAAGTATGGATGTACTTCTTATGTTGCTAAGTATATGCGAAAGGAGTGTGTAGATATTCCTGGTAAGTTTCCCCCTTTTTATTTGTCGTCCCGTAAAAATGGAGGTCTTGGTGTCCAATATTGTCGAGAGATGACCGATTGGTTTCGTAAACACCCTACTCAAAAGGTTATTACTGCTACTGATCCTTATACCGGAGCTTCTATGACCGTTGCCCTCCCCCGTTATTTTAAGGATAAGATATTTGCCTCCCGGTCACGTCTTATTTCTAAGGAGATCAGAGATTGTTTTCAGAAGTTTCAGCTTTGTTATGCTAAGTTGTTAGCCTCTAATGTTATTGATCATATAGAATTTGTACCTTTTACGACAGCTTACGAAAGTATGATGCAGAAGTATTGTTTTTTGCCTAAATTGCCCATGCACTTTTATCCCGATCTGTGTGTGTTTAAAGATCAGATCAATGATATTAAAAAGGACTTTTGTGATTGTTATCAGATGCTTTATTTTGAACACGTTGAAGTAGATAATGTGTTGTATGTACTTGATTGTCTGAATAGACGTAATATTGCGATAAATATGTCCGAATTTGAGGATATAAATATAGTCAGATGTGAAGAAGAATTAAAATAAACACATAGCGAAAA